AATATCAGACCAACGAATAAATAATGGATCGACAACAGACGAACCGGATGGTGTACAACCTAAAGCTACCACAGTTCGATGTGTTGTCACTAATATGTGATTAGAGGTTGGTGCATTGGCAATAACAGTTGCCCGAGTTCCTATACCAACACTAGCATCCCAAAAATAAACGCCCTGTCCATGTGGGTTTGCTATTAAATCTTCGCCCCAATTGCCTAAAGACCAAGTTCTTAATAAACTAATCAAACCAGAAACAGACCGTGCTGTCCCCCAAGTGCCAGTACCAAAAGTACTTGCTCCCCAACCTAGTTGGTAAGAAGTATGTTGTTGTCCGACTGTTATCAGATATTGATAAGTAACTGCCGCACCACCACCTGTTGCTGAACTTGTAGCTGCGCTACCGTGTGTGACTACATAAGTATTTGGGTCGGTGATTGAAGTTACGGTATATTCTCCATCTACAGTAATACCTCCTACGGCTGTAGCTCCATCTAAAATTATAATATCATTTGCGGCCAAGCCGTGCGAAGTGTGTGCAATGGATACAGCAGTACTGCCGCTTGTAGTTGTGATGGGGTCTGTAGAAAGTGTTCCACTTGTACGTATTGGTGTTATATCAGTATAAGAACTACTTTGATAGATATAAAGTTTTTGATGTGTACCTAAAGCGAGTGTATTTTCTTGTGCAATTGTACGCCACCCTAAAATGGCGCGACAGATACCTGAAAAAGTGCTTGTAGTATACTTAGTCCATCCACCTATCTTTTGAGGAAACCCCTTCCAAAAACGAACTTTGTCTGCACGCACCCAACGTGGGCCGGCAGTGTAATCTGCATCATTTGAAAATAATCCTGCTTTGATTAATAATTTTTTAAGCATGTATCACTATGCAATTGCAGGTAATCCCGGCCCAAGACGATATTGCACGCTGTCGACCTGCCACGCATGGGTGGCGCCGGCGCAGCCGATGAAGAAGCCGCCGGCGTTCGTTCCCGTTGTGCCGGTGAATGTTCTATCGAGAACACCATTTATCAAACCGTAGAAGGTCGAGCCACGCCGAGAAATCTGGATTGGCCCCACGCCGCTCATCCAGCCTGCGCTTTTCGCCGCCTCGACCGAGCCGTCATTATTGTTCCAGCCAGGGTTCGCGCCGCCCGCGTTGCGCGCATAAACGATCGGGTTTGTGGTTGATGGATGATCTATCGTGTCCGTCGTGCCCGTCGTGTGGAAGCCGACCGAGGGACCATTGGCAGTGGTATCGTCAAAGGTGATGCGGAAATCGAAGTCCTGGGAGGACGACACAAGCGTCAGCGCGGTGCGGATGTTGCTGTCCACCTCGCCGGGATCGACGCTCGATCCGGTCCAGGTCCAGAAGGCGGTACGCCCGAGCGTGAACTGAGTAGCATCCATATTGATCCACTCTTTTTCGCCAACACCAGACATCATCATTCCTTGGGAATAATACACTACTCACTCCAATAAATATTATTACTTGGATCGAAATTATTTTTGTCAGAGTTACTCATTCCAACATACAACGTTTCTAAATTATTAGAATCATTACGCAAGCTCTTAACTCTTGCCCACAAAGAATTGCCTGCATCCCACTCTGCAAGCTCTGCTTGTGTCCAATTGGCTCTTCCTTTATCAGTTAGTTCAACAGCGCGAGCAATTAAATTTCTTTGTTTGGCGGTGGCGTTGCGATTATCGGCCCCAAAAATATTTATAATGCGCTTATAAGCTTCATTTTTAATAAGTTTAAAAATATCAGTATTAGGCTTATATTGAACTGCATAAGGAACTTCTGTAGCATCTACAGGAACTGGACTTACTAATGTTAAAGTTTGTGTTCTAGAATTATACACAGGGGCATTATCTGGTATCCACTTCAACCCTTTTTGTGGTGATAATATAGGTTGTTCGCTTAGTGGGAAATCCTTTATCTTTATTAGGGGAGCAGGAGTTTGGGTATTTATTAAACCATATCTCATTAATCGTCATCCGTTAGATTTGTTGTAAAAAAGATTGCAATGCCTAATAAACGGGCGTCTACTCCTAAAGTATCTGAAGCATCAGCAACATTCCGCTTCACTCTAAAAAATGTTAGATCGGCATCCGCAGGAGTACCTGCTACAGTTATTGCAGAACTAGTCGGGCCAACATGAACATCAGCAGCAGTTATTAATGTATCTGTAGAAGTTTGTTCAGTGCCATATGCAGTATCAATAGCATCGTCGTTTGATAAAGCTACAGCTTGCAATGCAAAAACTACACCACCTGATCCAGAAGCCGCGGTCCAATAAGGAGCAAAAGTAACTGTCCCTTCATCCCAGGATTTAGGAAAACGTACTGAAAAACAAGCAAATTCTTGGGTTGAGGTATCAAAATCTAAAACTTTATATTCGACATTTTCTGTACCTGAATCTACAGAGGCACTAGCTGCTCCATTTGTTGTAGCGCCATACATTGCAACAGCAGGCACCCAAATAGTTTGTGTACCAGCAGTTGAAATTACAGCACCATTTGCTTGTACTGTACCTGCCCCCTGTGAAGTTAAATTGAGAGAAACATCAGTATCATCGCCAGTCGCTCCAATTGCAGGCGACCCGCCAGTAGCGGCGTTTGTTATATCAATTTGATTTACAGCAGTCGTTGTTTTCTGAAAACGTACTTGCTCATTGCCACTATCATCTTCAATGCCTGTAGCATCATCAAACTGAATACTGAAAGTGTTTGCATCTAAATCTGCCCCAAGCTGTGGAGTAGTATCATCGACAATATTAACCACACTTGCACCGGCACTAGTAACTTCTGAACTTAAAGCAACGACGTTTGTTCCGTCGCAAAGTAAAGCGCGAATATAACCTTGAGTAACTGCAATGCCTGTTCCACTAGAAGTTTTAACTGTTAAAGTAAAAGCTTCAGTCGTTGCATTCCAAACCCAATACACCTTATTACGCGCAGGAACGATAACGTTTCGGTTTCCTGTTAAAGCACCAGTTACTTTGATTGCCGCAACGTGAGACTCGGATGTATTGCCTGCGTCACTATGCTCAGAATATTGAGTATCATCTAATGTATAATTTGCTGTAGTTACAGCAATATTAGTAATATCAGCAATGCCCTCTTCAAGGCGCGATAAGGCCGTGTTTAATTTAGTGCCCCACGTTGAGTCATTCTCACCGTTAGCTTGCAATTCAATTTTTAAAAGGGTTGATGCTGACGATGCCATTAACTTCTCCGCCTCGTTCTATCTGAATTTATACGTTGTTCCTCGCTAAGCAATCTTCCTATAGCTTCTTGATATTTTGTATTAAAGATAGTATGATCTACATCTTCATTTTTATTAAAAGCGGCAGCTTCTATCAAGCAGGCATATAATAGAGCATCATAACAATCTGTAGTTAAATAGTTTGTAGTATTACTAGCAGAAAGTGGCGATAAACGTTTAGTATAATAAAAAGTCAATGTTGTAGATGCATTTGCTGCTGGCGCTATTAGAATTGAAACCGTATCTAATGGTGCCCAAAAACGCGGAGTCCCTTGTGTTGCCGCTACAGGCCAAAACTCTCTGATAAAGCTTTCATCTTTTTTTATAAGTCCTATTGTAGTTCCGCCGCTAGGTAATGAACGCACATCACGAATGGCAATAACTTCATCGGTAGCAGGTATAGTAATTGTGTGATTTCCTGCTGAAGCTGTAGCTGTATCTGTCCCGCGAAAAATAGCTAAGTCGGCATCTTTATGTACGCGCAACTCACCTAGATCGATAAAAGTATCTATTTCATCAGTAAATTCACTGGCATCGTTTTCCAACCAGTCTTGTATATCTTGCTTTAATGTGGCATATGTAGCAGCAATAGACATTATGGCATCCCTGTATTACCAAAATGCATAGTGATTACTTCACTAAGCTGGTCAAAATCCGTATAATCACCATCATCATCATGATCTGGCCTAGCTTCAGGCACAGCAATATTATCACCACTTTCTCGTTTTGGTTCTAACTGTGGATGTTTAACTTCAAAACATGGAGGGCACACTTTTAAACCAGTCCATTCCTTTTTAAGTGTATGAAGAGCATACTTTCGCCCACAACGATCACACATCCCAAATGCCCATTTACCTGTTGCCATAACCCCTCCACGGCCTAATAAACAGTGAAGCGCGATCAGCGTCAGCTTCTTTGGCCTTAGTATAATCTTCCGTATAACGGGCTTTCAATTCAAGGCGGTCTTGTGGTGATACACCATCGACCCATTGCGGCCTACCATCAGAACCAGTTACCATTTTGGCTTTATTCTTTTCTGATAAATACCAAGCAAGACCACTGCACAAAGCAGGTAAAAATCTCTTTGGCACGTCAGGGTTATCTGTGTATGTAACAGTTATATCTTGTATATCACGTATTCTATAATAAAATAAGGAATATGTTGCGGCGCTTGGTGTAGGATATAAATACACAACTGGACCACTACGGCCTCGTTCTACCGCAAATTGTACTGGACGGCCTTGAGTAGTTTTATCTGGAAGTTCTAAATATTGTTCTATTGAAATTCGTTCGATTGCATAATCAGTATCTGAAGAACCTGACACACGAATGCAAGCATCCAGCACACTAAAAGCTGGCGAGGCAAGCGTATAAGACGCCGTGCCTGATGTTAGAACTAATTCTGTTTGGTCAAGAGTCCATAGATTGACATCATCTAATGTCCAATCCGTTAGAAGGAGGTTTAATGATCGCCGTGCGGTAACTAAATCATATCCAACTTTTAATTCAATTGAACACCGCTCATAAGCCTCTTCTATGACATCTATCACATCCAGTGTGAAAGTATATGTGCCAGAAGTAGCCATCCTCAATAACCTTTATATTTAGATTATATAGTATTTAGTAGCTAAGAAGCAAGTACACTTGCTCCCCATTAGTTGGCAGTACCACCCCCAACCAAAAATCCAGCAACAGCCAAACCTACACCAACTGCCCATTTAGTTAGTCTAGCTGCGCCTTTGGCGGAAGCCAAATCTTCTCTTATAGATACAATGTCATCAGTATTTTTGGAAATCATGAAACGTAAATCTCTATGGTCCTCTCGTATATTATCTATTCCAGTTTCCACTTTACCAAGTTTGGTGTAGATATCAACAAGTAAATCTCTGTCAAGCATTAAGATTTACTCAACTCTAAAACAATGTGATATGAATCACCACTAGAATGCCCTGTTGTAGTAAATCCAATATCGCCTGTAACACCCGTACCGGCATTATTTTTTAAACCGTCAAAAGAACGGAAATCTGCATAACCGTTTTGGTCGGCCGGACAAACGAATGCTAACACATCTGCGGATGCTTCCCAAAGCAAACGTACAGACATACCTACAGTAGAATACCAAATTTGTCGGATTTTTACATTGGTTGGTTCTGTTGAAGAACCATTTGGGCCTTTAATATCGGCAAGTTCAGAGACATCAACTTTTACTACGTCTGCTTCACCTGTACCATCAGAGGCATTAGTAAAAGACATAACAACAATTTTGCCGCCATCAACTATAGTTTGTGAAGTTACTGTATCTACCATTTTCTTTTTCCTTATAGGGAGAGCGGTTGCGCCCTGATAAAAGAAGGGGAGGGATTAACCTCCCCCTTTTTTATTCTGTTATATTACTATTATAGTACGCCGCCAGCACCAGCCGCGACTGCGCCTGTTGCATCTATTGCAACCCACCAAATGTGGAATACAATAGTTCCGTTTGTAGCAGCATTTGTACCAATTGTATAACCGACATCCTTGCCATTACCAATGACAAACTCCAATGCATTCATTTGAGTTCGTGTAACGATGGTTCTAGTTATAGTGGCATCAACCCACCACTCACCTGTGACAAGAGCATCTAGTAATGAAGATGCAATAAGCGAACTTGTATTAGTTTCATCGCCTAAAATAAACGTACCATTTGTGCCGGTTGTTACAACTGTATCAGTACACTGAGGTAGAATTAACATCCGCACTGCACCAGTTACAGTAGCAATTTCATGCGCGGCAACTGTGTTCCAAGTGGCTGATGTTAAGTCTGCTGTAACAGCGAGATAGTTTCCAGAGTTATAGAAACCAGCCATTGCAGCGAGCTGCTGTAGCTGTTCATCGCGCTCTAGAAGTGAACCATTTGCATTGGCGGCTACTAAAGTTGTAGCAGCTACGTTATCAGCGTCATCAACACCTATAAAGTTAGTTGCAACATCATCAACTTGTGCTGCATAAACTGCTTCAAGCCGCTCAAGAACTGAACCATCTCGGTTTGCAGCAACACTAGAAGTAAGAGCCGCATTATCTGCATCATCGGTGCCAATATAGTTAACTACACTATCAGCAACTGGATTAACAGGAACACCTTCTGTATCACCGCCTGTAGAAATATTCCAAAGGTTGCCCATACAAGTAAGTGTACCTGCATCAAGGGCCGTTGCTTGAGCATCTGTAACTAAGCGGTTATCGGCGCATACACCAGTTGTTGTTGTACCAATAACTTCAATAGCCCAATCGCCAGCATTTACGTTACGAACGTAGTTACCACGAATAACCATTTGTAGGTTAGCGTCGCCAAGTGTCGGTACAGAAATACCAGCAGTCGAAAAGTCACCATCAACGATGTTATTCTCAATACGAACACCAGTATGGTCATAACCAACTAGAACAGCAGAAGCATTACCTGCCGTTGCTGCAAGAAACACGTTGTCGTGAATCCACGCATAGTCAGAATCACCATCAGCAAGACCGACCGTAATGAAGGTATCTGGCTGACCAGTTGAGCCGTTATAGAATTCGCAATAAGCAACTTCAGCACTATCGCCATTAATGGTAATAGCAGTATCAACGGCATCGTTGCTATCTAGGTTGAATACGATATTATACACGCCGCAGTTTGCGGCAGAAATATCAAATTTAGTTGTATCGGTTGTCCCCGTATAAGTAATGACTGGACGATTTCGACCAGTACCTAAACCCACAATCGACACACCAGCTACATCAAGGTCAAAGTCAGCAGTAGATAGATTTTCCGCGTGACCTGCTTTGACGAAAATTATTGCCCCGCGTGAAGCGGTACATTTTCCAATAGCATAATCAATAGTAGCAAAAGGCTCTGCATAAGAACCCTTATTACCATCTGAGCCGCTAGTCGAGCTAACCCAAAAAACTTCATCACTATGGACGTTAACTACGGGAACCCCGCGAATAGTTACGCCGTCCTTAAAACCTGAGAAATGTGACATAGGCATATTTTAAAATTCCTTTTTTCTGTTCAAATTGGGCATTTTAACCCAAACTCCCTAAGGAGCCGAAACCAAACTTTGGGGCGACAAGCATTCTTGCTCCCCTTCTAGTTGTGTATCTATTATATTATATTCTAATGAGGGAGCAGATGTCAAGGCAGCTTCCCACTTGTTAAGGTATTCTGTAGCATTTAAAAGCAATTCTTGGCTATCTTTAAAGCCACCTAAAGACATATTACACTGGCCGCATAACAATCCTCGGATTTGGCCTGTATTATGATTATGGTCAATTGCTAAACTCAAAGTAGAACCTCTAATTGCTATAGTTTCAGGTCTCTTACAAATGGCACAAACACCATTTTGTTCTTTTAACTTCTTTTCGTAATCTTCAAAAGTAATCCCATAATTACGTCTTAAATCGACTTTCTTAGTTAAGTGTGGTTTTATTTTCCTAAATTCTCTAGCGTAACCATTCTTATCTTCAGCCCAATTAGCAGTAATAAGTAACGGTTCAACCCATTTAAAATTATTTGGCCCATATGGTTTAGTTTCATTTGGGCGCATTAATCGGTATTTTAAATCCGGCGGTTCCCTTACATCTTTTAAAAATATTTCAAAAGATTCCCACTCTTGTACTCTATCTACAACAGACCGTCCAGTGCCTCTCCAACGCTCATATAGAGGGTGGTTTCGATATTTTTTACCATAAGCAGTGTTTGGTTCTGGTGTTCCATAACGCCGCATTTTACGATAATGTTTTTCACAAAGTTTATGAGCAACTGCTTGTTTCCCACAAACTAAACAGATTTCATGTGTTAATTTAGGCATAAAAATACTCCTAGAAATTTTTAACTTCTAGGAGTATTATAACATGTATAACTCTGCGTTGTCAAGTCGTTTGAGCGCTATGCGCCAGGTGATCCGTACAAAGATCTCCAGTTTGACCAACCGAAGGAATAACGTTCCCTCGCTTTGTACCGCATATTTCCAGTCTCAAAATCTCCTTCCATCTTAGTAGACATGGCGACTCGTTCAAACATCTTTAGCCCGTTGGGGCAGTCTGTGCGAACGAACCAAGCGTCAGTATCAGTAAACCGATGGTTTACATGATAGCCGCCGCCGAAGGTCTTTCGAGAATATAGTGCGCTAATGTCGTTATCTGCTGTACCTACACGGCCAGGAGTCATAAGCAGACGCTCAGCAACGAATACTAGCTGAACTGGAATGTGCAGGGATTTTGGTTGATATGACGTGGGAATATTACGGTCGTCTGTAAAATTCGCAATATCAATATAAGCGTTCTCTAAAGCAGTCTCGGATAGATCGACAGCCGTAGTTGGCTCATTTGCAGCAGTGTTGTTATTGATGAGGGGGTGGTCTGTTGCAAGCAACTCTTTACCATCACCACCAGTGTAACTAGAACTGAAAGCGTTATTAAACACGTTTGCAGCTTTTGTCTGTTTAGTGTGTGCCATAGCACGCGCTAGAGACTTTGTAAGACGCTTTGAGCTAGACTCATAAAGGTTGTCTTCCATAGCCTCTTCTGTAATTGCGAAAGCAAGAGCGATTGTTTCATGGTTGTAACGAGCAACCCAAGACTCTTGGCCATCATCATACGATACAGGAGCGCCTTCGGCTTTCACAACCGCACCGCCGAGGCCAGTCCACAGGACTTCTTCCTCAAAGGAACGATCTGAACTCTCTGTGCTAAAAAGAACTACGTGTTCCTTGTCATAGAGATCAACCTCATCTGCGAAAATCGCATTAAGTCCAGGCTCTAGCTCTTTGATAATTTTTGTACGATTTAACATAGGTTATTTATCCTCCTAGAACCTAACTATTAAACACCAGCAGAAGCAACAGCAGCACGAAGCTGATGTTCATTAATCATAACTTCAACAAGCTGGTTTGCACCTACTGCGTTGTCTGGTGCATTAACTGTACCAAGAACTAATAGGTTTATATAACTAGAACCTTCGTTTGAAGTATCTAGTTGAACTTTAGAAATACCAGTTGTAGTATCACCTGTAGTATATACGATATCAAATGTTGAACCGTAGTCGGTAATAGCGCCAGTACCATCATGCTGAACCACATAACTAATGTATGGGTCATCATAAACGTGTGCTACACTCACCGTACCACTTTTCGTAGCTTGGCTGATTGGCCAATGTTTTGAAAAATGATAATTTCCGCTTGTGTCGGTATATTCACAGCCAGCAAAGACACCTAGAAACTTAGTATCAGATGCAGCACCAACTACGATTTCGTTGGTTGTGCTGGATTTTACAACGAGATCACCGGAATAAATGCCGGAACCGTAATTTGCGGCGATTCTATAATCGCCCATACTGTTCATGCGGATTACGCCACCAAGCATGTGACGATAGGGTCGTAAACCAAAAGGCGCATTCTTATTTGCCATATTATTTTCTCTTTCCTTTAATTTGCAACCCTATTATACAATCATTATTTTGAAGAATCTGATTGAAATTCTGGGTTGCCTTTTGTATATGTGCTTTTACTTTCATTGATAATAGGCATCCTAGACGAATTATGCTTTTGCAATTCAGCGTTCACAGATGCCTCAAGGCGGCGCGTCTTTTCTCTGAAGTATTCCGTTCGTTGCTCTACGATTTCTATCGGGGCCTTCATTAAAATAAGATCACCACTTCTTACCACTCCACCTTCTAACTTTCTGTGGCTATCGGTGGAAAACAAATAACCATCAGGCAATTCATCTGGGTGTACGGGTTCATAACCTTGACGCAGGCGATTTAAAACATTCTTGTCGTCAGGTTGACTTAGAATTTGATCCCGTACCCAATAATACTTATAACCGGGCGGGGCAGGCGGGGTATCCAAATGTGATGGATTCACCCATTTCTTTACTCGTGCTGTCTCTTCTCGTGAGCCTAGCTCGCGTGATACACGGTCAACTTTAATATTAAATTTTTGTTCGGTCATTTTACGCCCCTCCGCGCTTGGCGATTTTATTTTTCTCTTCAGCATACCGTTTAGGATCAATACCAAGACGACGGGCTGTTTCCTGTTCTGTCTTAGAAAGTTTAACAACGTTCTTCTTCTTGGAGCTAGAGCCGGGGGTATGCGATCCGCCAGCAACTAGTTGTTTAGTTCGACGGGGCTCTTCTTCTTCAGAATCATCCTCATCATCTTCGATATTAAGTTCTCGTTTAATCCGAGTATTTAACTCTTCGTAATAAGCATCCTCACCGAAATCTTCGTCGTCATTGTCCCGAGGATCAAAACCCTCTTCTAGAAGACGTTCATGTACGAGTACTGCCAAACTAGTCCTCTTCTTATTTTCAAACGTTGCTTCGGCACCAGCAGGAATGAACCACTCTTTATTCCTTTTAGCCCAAGATGCAGCTTTTGGAGATAATTTGGGCTTCTCTTGCTTAGTTTGAGTTGGTGCCTTTTTCTTATCTTTTTCAGCTTCTGCTGCTTCTTCAACCTCATCAGCCTTAAGCTTTACTTTGAGGTTTGCTAAATTACGCTGCTCGACTTTTACTTCCGCTAATTGCTCTTGTGCGGAAAGCATAGCCTCTTCATCATCGTTTTGTTTTGCCATAATGAAGTCTTTGCGGGCACGCTCTAATTGAGCTTTTAGCCGATCTTCTGCTTCTTCAACATAAGCTGATTCTGAAGTCTGAGTACGTTTACGGGACGTTTGTAATTCTTGCTCTACGCTTTGAATATACTGAGACGCCACACGTAGGTCGTTATCGTACTGTTCCTGTAATTGCTTATTTTTAGCTAGGAGGCCACGAATTCGTTTTTCAGCCCGACCCATCTTACGAGGTTCTTCTGAGTCTTCAGCGTCTTCCTCGGCCGTAATGTCTTCGTCAGACTTATCAAACTTTTTAGCTTTGTCACCGAATTCTTTGTCTTTAGCGTCTTTGTCTTGGTCTTCGTCAGGCTCAAGCTCTAAGACGATTTCCTCATCATCAAGGACTTCTACTTTTTCTTTCTCTGTCATGGTTGCGTACTCCACGTTATCGCGTTACCGGAATGAATCCGTTAATATAATATTATCAGATTTTATTTAGTATTGTCAAGTCTCTTAGGGGAGCAAAGTTGTTACTTCTCAAAATTTATAGCGCCAGTTACGTCATATAGGGCTTCTGGGTCAGTAACCACACCAAGAATTTCATCGTCGTTCAATAGGCGTAAGTCAACACCATCAACCTTAAAACGTTTACCACCCCACTTGGAGAGAAGTACCCAATCTCCAATTTTACAGTAAGGCCCACTTGGAAATTTGTTTGTGTCCATGTAAGCATCTGGACCCATCATCCAAACATAAGCACATTGACTGGCCATACGCTCAGCATCTAATGATATTTTTGGAATAATAATACCGCCTCTAGTTGTCTCTTTCGGCTCATAAGGTATTACTAATACTTGATATCCTGCTGGCTTAACAGCCTCATTTGGCAGTGTTAATTTAATCGTCTTCTCCATTTCTGAATCTCCTAATCATTTCTTGTATTTCTTCAACTACATCCCCGAGGGCACTTATACGAGCAACAGACCCACAGTATTGTGGATAATCTCCTGCTCCCCCATCAGCTAAAGTACTTGTTGCACTTTGAATTTCAGTGCGGCACCATTTCTCTAATTCTTTTAGGGCGACTTCTTCATTGGAAAACATTATTTTTCTTTCTTGGGTTTCCAACCAGTTTTACGTAAAGTGCCATAGACATAAGCATCTGCACGCTTATCTTTGAGGCCTTTTTTCTTTGCGGTGCGCTTCAGTGATTTTTCTAACTTCTTTGGCATCCTCACGAGTCCCTTTCATTTTTTCTTTTTGCATATCAACTTTCATTTTTTTCATCTCTCTATTACCTTTGATATGCTCTTTAGTTAGTTCTAGATCAGTGTGTAATTCTTCAACCCACTTATCCCGCATGTGGCCAACAGCCTCATCCATAGCGTCTTTGCGCAACTTACTTATTTCAATGTCCTCCATTGCTTTATTATGACGAACGGTTTCACCTACTTTAAGAGCTTGTAGGATTTGCTCATTCTTTTGCAATGCAAACATTGGGTCATTTTCCATATCGGTATCAGTTTGCTGAATATCTTCAGCCATACCTTTTTGTAGGATGGCATCAGCAGCTTGTGCGGCCTTTAAGGCAATTTGATTTTCTACTTCCGGCGGTAGTTGTTGCCCAAGAGGAGGCAACTGCATACCAAGAGCTTGTTGCATTTCAAGATGATACTTCAGTGCTAAATGCTCCATTAGGTGTGACATCATCTGCAAAACCATTTGCTGATTATCGACATATAATGGATTTACCATAAAAGCTGAGTGAACCTTGATATGAGAATCATGGTCTTGGTATGGGGCCGCATTTAATGGATTGCCGGTCAGAGCAGCCATATTTTCCGATATTGGGTCCATTGGCTTTGCTTCTTGTGGAGGCGGCACCAATAAACGATCTGGGTCTTCTACGCCCGCTGAACTGTACATTCTGCTGAGAGCTTCCCGAATATTGTGTTGTTCTGGAAACATCTGTGCGAATTGTAAAACCATCTGAGAACGTGAGATGCGCTGTGCTTCAGAGGGCGAGTCAGGATCAGCCACTGGAATAACATCAATACGATCATCGTAGTCCTTACGATATATCATATTCTCAGCATTTGCTGTATTAAACTTATATTCCTCTGGGAGGTTCTCTTTATTAAGCTCAGCTATGAGCTTGAATTCATGGCTCTGGGCACGGAATAACCGCTTATGTATTGCAGTAAACAGCTTACCTGAAGCTTCAAGCAGAGCCATTGTCGTAGCGACGGGTCCATAATTAGAGGACTCACTAACGACCTGTTCAGTAGAGTCAGCAAATCTTTGAGCTGCTACAATAGTAAATTGTAGAAGCTGGAATAAAGTTGCTGATGGTTCTTTATAAGGTAATGGCAGTAACGATTTAGCAAGGTCCATTTGTGGGGCGTGAACATCACGCCATTCACCTGGACGGAATGGTTCTGCATCCCCTACTACCCGCATACCTTTTGCTTTGAAGCCTGCGGGAATATTTGCAAACATACCAGCATCGATAAGCTGGCGAAGAATAGATGTAGAAGCACGAGCAAGACCGCCAATTAAATGAATATAACCATATCCATAGAAACCTAAACCCGGAATAAATTTGTAATGAACGAACCACTCACGCCGCTTGTAATTTTGATCACCTTCTTTCCAGTTACGGCGAATAGATAAAACAGTACCTTCTTCGTCAATGGTGATGATATATGGAAGCTTTAAACCTCCTTCATGTTCAAAGCTGGGAATATCATAATCAATGTGACTTTCGTAAATAGTATGTGGGGCATCTTCTGTACTTACATTTTCTCGTCCCTCTATGCGTTTGATATCACTTTTAACTTGGTTCTCTTTAAGGGGAGCAGGATCATTTAGGTCTACTTTCCTATAGAACCCAGACTCTTGATATCTAATTACATCGTTGTGAGACATCTCCATACGATGTGTTAGGCGTGTGGCTTTCTCTATACTTTCAGCGTGGTAATTAACAATGAAATCCATTGCTTTGATGAAAGTAGAGTTTGGAGCATCATAGATGTCCCAATGTATCTTCTTAAAGGCATCACCTTCTAAAGGAAGATATAATAATAGTTTGTCAAGCTGCTCTTCATAGCCAGGCATTTGACATTGTATTTGATAGTTCATATGAGTACGCACCCGCCAAGCTTGTTTGTCAAGCTCTGGGTTTGCTTTACCAACCACCATGCTCTTTACAGGACCGCTTACAGGGAACATCTGCACAGAAGCTTTTGATTGGAACTTTACAATTGACTCAATGAGAAGAGGATGGGTAGCAGCGCAAGCACCGTCGAAAGGCAAATCCTCGTTAGATACTGGATCAATACCAAGTAACTTTAAACCATCGGATAATGTTTTTTCCCAACCGGAACGGCTTGATTCATCTTCCTGAATCCACTCTAATACATCTTTTCCGATAACCTGAAGGTCTTCGTCATCCAGTACCTCCGCAAGGTTATCATAGAATTCCACTTCGGGAGAATCTTCCTGCTCCTCTTCTAGGGCATCCATCTCAAGTTCTATCTCCATAGGTTCAGTTTCCTCAACCTCAATGGTTGGAGGAGCCTCGCCATATGTAAGTGGTTTTTCTATTGAATTTCTCGCCATGTCTTTATTATACCTAATTTAAAGAGTTGGTCTCAAGTCATAAGTTTTTTGTAAGTTTGTTGACTTATCTACAATCAATACAATCTCGTCTTGACTATCTACACATAACCACTTAGTTATTTTTCCAGCATCGTTCTTTTCCATCCTGTAAGAAAAAGACGCTTTACCTAAAAAAGGCATTGGTGGTTCATCTAATTTACTATACCATTCTGTGCCTTCTAAACTGTCAGCAAACTGCTTAAATTCAGGATATGTTTTACGTAGACGATAATATATTTCTAAGTTCTTTTTGTGCCTTGGTGTTTCAAGAGCTAAAGACATTAATAAAGTCTCCTTTTATTTGTTGGTTTATTGCTATCATCATTGATGGCATCTTGTGGGTGAATAACCCACGTTCCATCACGCATCCAGATAACTGCTTGAGTTACTGTATCTACATAATCGTCATTAGCGGCATAAGGGAAAGAAGCACACTCATCAATGATCGATTCAACCCAACGCTTGTTTTTTGGGTAGTAAATACGTTTTGCGTGAAACAATGGAGTACATGCATGTGCCCGCGCAACCTTATCTTTATCTGGATTGTATTCTATAACAGGTACACCCGCTGCCCGCAAGTCTGGGATAAGGCTTTGTCCCGACGCTTTCTTTTCAATTAATACACCGTCTGGTTTATATTTCTCATACAACTCCTGCGCCCGTCGTCGCAATTCTGGATATTCTATTCGGTGCCTTTCACCTGCCAATAAAATTAAACAAGCTACGTTGTTTCGATCACGAAAGACTCCCCAAACCGTAAAAGCGCTGAAATCTGCTGAAGTTTTCGCGCTATAAGCAGTATCACAAGACATCAAAGTATATTCACATTCAGGTGGTTTATCTTCTTCCCACGCTTGCCAATAATCTCGCTTAATAATAGCGCCTTCTTCTGTAGAAGGGTTCTGCATATAAATGGCATTCCATTGGTATGGGGGTGTATTGGCTCTTGTAGCTTGCAACTCTTCAAGCGGCCAACCTGTATGAATACCTTCGTCATTAGCCAGCCGCCGCCCCTCCTCGTCTACTGGCCAATAAGAACATTCATTGTCTGTATATTCATTGATAATAGCAGGCACTGAGACAACTTCCCATTGATCTGCTGTAGGATCTTCTTTTGCCAGCTTCAAAAGATGCCCAGCTAAATCATCTTCATTCCATCGCGTCATGACTAGAGCAATACGACCTGCGGGTTGTAGACGAGATCGGACACCGCCTGGGTAGATGTTATTAACATGCTCCCTAGCTGAAGCACTATAAGCATCTTGTTCTGATAGAGGATCATCTATGACTGTCAAGTGAGCCCCATGCCCAGCTATACCGCCCGTCATACTCCCCGCAAAGAACTCACCGCCCCCACCTGTTTTCCACATGCCTGCGGCTTTAACATCTGGGCGAAGCTTTGTATTGGGAAAGATTAGTTTATAAGCCGGGCTTTCTATTAAATCACGTACTTCCCGACCAAATCCTGTAGAAAGCTTTGATCCATAAGATAATGCGATAGTAAACCAACTTGCGTGTCTACCCATAACCCAGGCGGGATAAAGGATAGTAGACATCAAGGATTTTGAGGATCGAGGCGGCAAGAAGAACATCAATCGTTTAATTGTGCCCTTCTCAAGCTGCATAAGCTTTTTCGCCAGAAGGCGGTGATGAGGGCCAATTTGGAAGTTTGGATATACCATTTGACAAAAGACAAGAAAGTCTTCTTGTGCTTTAACTGCAAGCGTCTGAACTAACTTATTCCTAAGTTGAACCCTAGCAGGGTGAGTTAGACTTGTAGTATTTTTAATATCATCCAGCGGAAGGTTCGTGTTCAATGGTGTTACCATCTGCCTCTTCCACTTTCTCTGGGACAAAAACCTCTACTTGCTCCCCTGTTAGATCGTCAGTTGTATAGGCTATGCGGATAAGATTTTTAAGGTCTGATTCTACTTGGGGAGCAGCGTTGCCAGTAAACAATCCTTCAATGATGTGATGATGTTCACTACGCTCAATGAACATTCCTAGATGTTTGCCTAGAAGCTCAGCAGCCCTAATAGCAGCGCTATACTGAGATTCTCCCATTGCGGCATCATAAGCACGAAGTAGTTTGTGAGTAACTTCATCAGTGGTAATCTCATATTTTTTCGCAGCCTCTTCCTTTAGTTGGGAAATCCTCAATTGTATTTTAGGATTTTCATATATTTCTCTGGCGTTCTTGGTCGGATTCTTGCAATTGGCATTGTAGCCGCCGCGACGGTAAGCTTCTTGAATATTACCAGTTGCTACGTAAGCACGTGCAAATTTCTCCTGATTGTCGCTCAGGTCTTTTGCTGGCTGTCTTGGTGGATATTGTCTTAAGTGCGCTGGTCGTTTTGCCATCCCCTTATTATAGAGAACCTATCAACAGGAAAGCAAGTCCTATTTTAGTTTTTCTTCGAGAATGTCTTTGGGATTTAATATCATATATGAATCTTCACCCTCCCCCTCTATGTGGTTAGGGTACTTTATAGCGTCGAATTTATTTCTCTTCATAACCCTATCTAGATCGAGAGCCATCCGCACCTTAACTTTTTTCATTGCTTCTGTCATTTCTTCCGTTGCTTCGGCCGTTGGGCCAGTCTGTCCTGTGACTTTATTTTCATAATCAAAATAGGGTTTGTATTTTTTATTATTTCGCCATTTAGTTTCGAGCGCAATTAAATCATCAAGCAGCATTGACCTAGATTTGTGGTTTTTCATATGCAACTCAGCTTGTGGATTTCCTAAGCCTATTGTCTCTTGTTTCTTAAGTTGGGTTAATATTTCTGTAGGGGTGAAAACACCAAGGTCTTCATCTAGAGAATATGAGTTATTGACATTAAGTGTAACTGGTCTAATATTAGCCCCTTCAGCCATTTCTCCCCAACTCACGCTGTGTGTGACTGGATCATATTGATTAGGTATTCTATGTTCAGCAGCTTCTTTTGACCCAACGTGGTATCCAATTTCTCTAGGGTGGCGGTTTTTTAAACCAATATAAGGTCTTGTATAATCTGCTAAAGTGCCGTGATATAACTTTTTAAGCGCCCCACCAAACGGCAGAAACCCCGCCGCCCCAAGTCCCGCTTGTAGATAATCTTCATCCTTCAACCCAAGCGCTACATCCTCTACACCCGACACACCCCCTAGTCCCGGCAACATTTCCCCGATCCCAGCTATTTGCTGTGCTTGCTGTTTGCCTAATAAGGGGAGCAAGAAATCTTGCAAGCGATCACGCCACCTTGTCGGGGCCATCTTAACTTCAGCATCTTCAATGAATGGGTGAAATTGGTCTGCCATTAATACTCCACAGAACTATTTAATATATCATATACTATATTATGCCCAGCCCTATTTCGCAATAGTGCTTCAATATCCCCATCATTTATAGGTTTTATTTTTGATATATCTCCGTCTTGCGCAAGCAACCTTCTGAGAAGTTCTTTAGAATAATCTTGCTGCAAATCGCCACTTAATGTTTTAAATGTATCATTAGCTATTAAGTATTCAGCTAAATCTTTCTTTGACATTTTTTGTAATTTTTTAGCTGCCGCTCTTTGCGCCCCTAATATTTCATTGTATTTGAAAGGTGTTGAATGTTGTATTTCCCCAATGTTTGGAGGTACCACTTCCTTGCTAAAGGAATGCGGGTATGGCCCCATAAACCATTCTTGTAAATCTGGAACATATCCCTTATCTTCACTCGAATAAACTGGATTATTACTGTTTAGCTCAAAAGTCTGCCCAATTCCCTCCTCAGTTATTTGAGGATTGCTCATGATATAATCTCGTAAAAATTCCATCCATCCCATAATTAAACTATATCAAATTCTTTCGCTCGAGTCAACTTGCTCCCCAATCAGATGCACCCAAAAGAGGGAGCAGGTTGCATTTTTAAACGTGGAGGTAGTACAATAAAAGTGTCCTTCTTTAGAGGAAGGGCAGTCTCCCACCTTAAAGGGGCTGTCAGCCTTGCTTTCAGCCCTTCTTTTCACAAATTCCATTAAACTACTCGCCTCCCAAGAAGGAGGGAGGCGAATTGAATAAATTATTCAACCCGCTTCAATTGTTCGGATCACGAAGGATCTTGGAGGATCACGCAAAAACACGGAAGATATGAAAAAGATCTCGAAGGATCTCGAAAAATCACTAAAATCGACTACCCACCCCCCTTTGCCCCTTTCTTACATATGTCGATTATATATTATATTATATAAATTATATTATATATAAGATAGCCCCTCAGGGGGGGGGTAGCCAAAAACGACACCCCCGTGTTTTTCCGTGTTTTTCCGAGATCCGAAAGATCCACCGTGATCCCTTCATGTTTTCCACCGAATATTAATTTTCACAACAGTATTTCAGGTATCTA